TGCTGAACGAAACCTTCACGACTGCGTCGGGGCTGGAGTTGCCCATCATGCAACTCGCCATCGACTCCGGATTCGCGACCACCGAGGTCTACCATTGGGCGCGGCGGCAGGGCGGGCGCGTGCTGGTGATCAAAGGCGATTCACGCGCACCAGCGCTGCTCGGGGCGGCTTCGCCCGTGGACGTCGGCCCGTTGGGCGCCAAGATCAAACGCGGTATTCGCGTGTGGCCGGTCAACTCCGGCATGGCGAAGGAAGAGTTGTACCGTTGGCTCCGCCTCGAGCGGCCCACCGACGAGGACCTTGCCAGCGGTGTGCCGTTTCCCGCAGGCTACTGCCACTTTCCGAAGTACAGCGAGGAGTACTTCAAACAGATCACCGCCGAGCAGTTGGTGACGAAGCTGGTCAAAGGCTACCGGCGGCATGAATGGCAGAAGATGCGCGAGCGCAATGAGGCGCTCGATTGCCGCGTGTATGCGCGAGCGGCGGCGGGCCGGATCGGCATTGATCGTTTCCAGGAGAAGCACTGGGCCGATTTCGAGCGCCGCGTGGGCGCGCCTCCGGTGAAAGAAGTGAAACCAGTGCAGCAACCACGACGCACGGATGGGACGCCGCCTGCACGTAACCGGGTGCGCTTCAGGATGGATCTCTAATGGCATTCACTCAGACCGACCTCGACGCTCTCGACGCCGCGCGCAAGCAAGGCGCGCGACGCGTCCGCTTTCAGGATCGCGAGTTTGAATTCGATTCCGTGGATGACTATTTGAAGCTTCGGAATCTGATTTTGAATGACATCGCCCAGCAGTCCGGGCCGCAGCAAGTGCGCCAGGTCCGCATCTACACCACGAACGGTTGGGGCCAGTAGATCATCGTGTCAATTGAAACGCTCATGACGCTGGCGCGCCGCGCCGGCCACGATGCAATGCCGATCCCGGCCCAGCGTGTTCCGCGCACCCGCGCGATGGGGACGTTCCCGTTCGATGCCGCCGGGCGCGGGCGTCGCGGCATCGGTTGGAACCCGCCGTTCCTCGGCCTCAACACGCTCCTGTTTTCGCACGGCCTGGAGTTGCAGGCGCGGAACCGGGACGCGGTTCGCAACAGCGCGTGGGCGGCGGCGGCCGTGGACTCCTACGTGGCCAACGCGATCGGCCGCGGGATTCGCCTGGTGCCTCACCATCCGGACGAGAAGATCCGCGATCTGATCACCAGGAAGTGGAACCGATGGACTCGCGAATGCGATGTGGAGTACGACCCGCGGAATCCTGCGTCGGGCCAGACAGATTTCTACGGCCAGCAGATGGTGATCGCGCGCGAGGTCATGGAGGCCGGCGAGTGCTTCGTCCGATTCCGGCCGCGCTCGCCGAAGGAAGGCCTCACGGTTCCGCTGCAACTGCAACTCATCGAAGCCGAGCAACTGCCGCTGTGGCGCACGGCTATCGAGCAGATGCCGCCCAAGAATTCCGTCCGGTGCGGCATCGAGTTTCAGACCGATGGGCGGCGCGCAGCGTACCACTTCTGGAAGGCACATCCGGGCGAAACGATGTTCTTCCCGATGGAGGCGCTGTCGGTGGAGCGTGTGCCAGCCACTGAGGTGCTGCACGTCTACAAGCCGATTCGCGCGGGCCAGTTCCGGGGGCAGCCGTGGCTTACGTCGGTCATAGCGAAGCTCTACGAGCTGGAGCAGTATACGGACGCCGAGATCGTCCGCAAGAAGCTCGCCGCGATGATCACCGGATTCATCACGCAGGCCAGCCCCGACAACCCGATCATCCCGCCGGACCAATATCAGAACGGTCCGGGCCAGACGGAGCCGGGGACGCAAATCAGCAAGCTCGAACCCGGCACGTTCCAGGTGCTGAACTTCGGCGAAGAGGTGTCGTTCGCCGAGGCCAAGGACAGCGGTGATTTCAAATCGTTCATCCGGACGTGTCTGCAGGCGTTTTCGAGTGGCGCCGGGCTTGCCGAGTATCAGGTCAGTGGCGACCTGTCGGGGATCAACTACTCGTCGATCCGCGCCGGCCTGCTGGAGTTCCGCCGCAAGTGCGAGCAGTATCAGCATTCGGTTTTCATCTTCCAGGTCTGCCACCCGGTTTATAAACGCTGGCTGCGGGAGGCGATGCTGGCTCTGGTGTTCGGGGTCGATCTCCTGAACGCATACAGCAAAGATCCCGAGCCATTCGAAGAAGTGCAGTGGGTAACGCCCGGCTGGCCGTGGGTCGATCCCGAAAAGGACATCAAGGCTTCCAACGACGCCATCCGCAGCGGCTTGTCCACGCGCTCTGCGGAGGTGGCGGCGCAAGGGCGCGACGCCGGTGCCGTGGACGCGGAGCAAACAGCGGACAACGAGCGCGCCGACAAACTGGGGCTCTCTTACGACAGCGATGGCCGGAAGGTTCTGACCGGGCGCAATGCCGGATTGACGGAAGCCGAGATCCAGCAGGATGCCAGCAAGGGCGAGGTGGACGTGAAGCCATGAGGAATCTGACTCGTGTGGCATCGCGGTTTGTGAACACGCCACTGATGATTCATCCGCCCAAGCTGGACGTCATGGTGCAGGCGCTGGGCCCGCGGCTGGGGATTGTCCCCGTCAGCATCGGCGTAGGAGCCGAACCGTTCGCGGCCGCGTACATGGAGCAGTCGGATGATAGCGGCTACCAGGTGATCGACGGAATCGCGATCATTCCGATCCAGGGCGTACTGACGAAAGCGGAATCCTGGGTTTCGGCGCTGAGTGGTTGCAGTTCCTATGCGCAGATTGGGAGCTACCTTCAGGACGCGGTGAACGACGCCGGAGTGCGGGCGATCCTCTTGCAGGTTGATTCGCCGGGCGGCGAGACCACGGGATGCCTGGAACTGTCCGATTACATCTACTCTCTTCGCGGCTTGAAGCCCATCTTTGCGGTGGCCGACGATTTCGCATTCTCGGCGGCCTACGCTCTCACCAGCGCCGCCGACAAGATCTTCGTCACGCGCATGGGAGCGGTCGGGTCCGTTGGCGTCGTCGTGCTCCACACGGAGGATTCGAAGTTCAACGGCGAGCAGGGGTTCAAGTACACCTACATCTTCAAGGGGGACAAGAAGGTCGATGGGAATCCACATGAACCGTTATCGGAGCGGGCCGAAAAGGACATCCAGTCCGAAATTGACCGGCAGTACGACCAGTTCGTAGCAACGGTCGCGCGGAACCGGAAGGCCAGCGCGGAGAAGATCATCGCGACGCAGGCCGGCGTGTGCTGGGCGGAGAATGCCGTTCCGCTCCTGGCAGATGCGGTCGGAACGCTTGGCGATGCCATGAACGCGCTTCGTCAACTGCTGGGCGAGCCGGTCCAGAAATCAACGGCGGCGATTGCCGCAATATCCACAACCAAGGAGGTAACAGCAAGTATGCCCGATGAAACGACGATCGCCACCGAGGGTAAGAAGCCCAGCGACGGCGACGAGAAGACCAACAACGAACCGAAGTTCTGCCACGCGTGCGGAACCAAGCTTCACGCGGACGCGACATTCTGCCACGCCTGCGGCGAGAACGTAAAGGGCGACGCCAAGAAACCGGAAGGCATGGCCCCGCTCACCGGCCTGGCTGCGGTGGCTGGCGAAGCGTTGAAGATGCGTCCCGAAGGCGACATCGAAGCCATCGGCGCGCTGTGCAAGATGGCCGGATGTCCCGACAAGGCCGCGGAACTTCTCACCAAGAAGAAGTCCACCGGCCAGTACTTCAGCGTGGCGGAAATCAGCGAAGAGCTGACCGCCGCCCGCGTGATCGAAAGCGAGAAAAGCATGATTACGTCGCACGTCAACTCGAACCAGGGCGCGGTTGGCTCGCTTCAGGAAATTGAAGCGCAGGCCACCACTTACGCCCGGCAGAATCGCGGCAAAGAGACGTCCAATCTCTACGCCGAAAGCGGTACCACCAAGCTGACCAAGGAGCGCGCCTACGCCCAGATGCTCGAAGAGCATCCCGAAGTTTACGGCGCGTTCGTGGCGCAGCACAACGCGAAGGGCCTGATCGCCACGCTCGAGCGGGCCGGCGTTCGCCTCGCCCGGTAGGGCGAAAGGAGATCGACAGACATGGCATTCGAACAGACATTACGCACAGTAGGGCTTCCGGCGGCGTCGGACCTCACGAGCGGTGGAACTGTGAATCCTCAGTTCTACTTCGTGACCACCAACGCGTCCGGACAGATTACTTTCACGGGCGCTGGCGCCGTCGCCGATGGCGTGGTCCAGGATAAGCCCAACGCGCAGGGAGTCGAGGCCGAGGTCGCCATCCTGGGCATCACGAAGCTGGTGACCGGCGCTGCCGTTACCGCGGGCGACCCGCTGATGGCCAACGCCAGCGGGCAGGCCATCACCGCGACCGCCGGGAATTTCGTGCGGGCGCGCGCTCTGGCTTCCTCGGCGGGGGCCGGCGTGATCATCCCCGCGCTGATTCTCGGCCCGTACAAGATGTAGCCGTCAGCGAGCCGCAACAACTCAAAGGAGAAATAAGAAATGCCTCAACCGACTTTGCAGGACGTTCACGTTAACCGACCGCTGACGAACATCTCCGTGGCCTACCTTCAGGAGGCCGCCGGAGTCGAATTCGTCGCGGACAAAGCCTTTCCGGCGGTCCCGGTCGAAAACAAAAGCGACCTCTACTACACCTACGCGCGGGCCGACTTCAACCGCGACGAGATGCAGAAGCGCGCGCTTTCCGCTGAATCCGCCGGCACGGGT